AGCTCGCCCGCAAACTAGAACGCGAGCGCGACGAGCTGGCCGCATTACTCGCAGCGGAAAAATCCACGAGGAATTCCATTATCGAGAAAGGCGTGAAAACTGAGCGCGAGCGCGACGAGGCGATAAGGCAGTTTGAAAACCTAAAGGCTGCCGCAATCCATACTTGCCACGAACAATGCCAAAGACCGATGTGCGTATTGAGGCGTGAGCGCGATGAGGCGAGAGAAGTTGCAAGTGGGTTAGCAGTGCAAGAGGAGCGGGTAGAAGAAGCGCAAAAAGAACTCTCATCGATACACCGCTGGATCGAGCGAAATCATCCAGATGGCTTTATTGATTCCATGACCTTCCATCAAAATTTAGAGCGCGTTACGGATCGTTGGTATGAACGCCTTGAACGGGTAGAACGCGAGCGCGACGAGGCGAGGGCAGAACTCGATGCTTACCGCGAAGTAGGGCATCATTGCGATTCGCATAGAGACATGATGGGAGATTGCATCGTTTGTAGCATGGAGGAAAAAAAATGAGCGACCACCTCTGTGTCCTCTGTGTCCTCTGTGGTTAATTTCTATGGATATTAAAATAGCACAGCAAGAGGCCATTACCGAATTGGTATTGGAAAATCAAAAGTTGAAGCGGGAGCGAGACGAGGCGCGGGAAAAATATACAACCCTTCTGACAGAAAATATGTTGGCCGTGCAAAAGCTTTGCACTGAACGCGACGCGGAGCGGGAGGTTGCCCGCCGCTGGCGCAAGGTGGCCTCGGCCTACGAGATTCTCACGCCGCCTGTGGGTGGCAAGCGCGTTATGAAGCTCGCTCACCGCGATGGGTGGCGGTGCGCCTATTGCGGTGCGGAGACTTGCTTTACAGGCAGGGATGGCCCCAAAGCTACGGTGGATCATGTCGTGCCGAAGTCCAAGGGCGGGCTGGATCATATGTCGAACTGCGTGGTGGCTTGCGAGGCGTGTAATGCGGCCAAGGCGGATCAAGAGGATTGGTCGCCGCCAGAGGTTGACGAGCCGAAATCGGAGATACCACAGGACGATGCCGCCCATCTTTCCAGTATGCAAAAGACCTGGGAATGGCGGGATGGAATGTTCCGAAAGAAAAAAGATATGACCACAGAGGACACAGAGAGCACGGAGGGATAATGGAATTTCAAGAGTTTCCGAAAATGGCGCGGTTGTCGCGGGAGATGATCGTGACCGAGAAGATCGACGGCACGAATGCCCATGTGTATATCGTGGGGAATCCCGAGGGGTTCTACACGGCGAAGCATCCCGATCCCTTGGTGATCGCGGAGGGGACTTGTGGCGGCGAGCCAGCGGTGATCTTTGCCGGATCGCGCTCGCGGTTCATCACGCCGCAGGATGACAACTTTGGTTTTGCGGCGTGGGTGAGGGATCACGCGCAGGAGCTTTTTGGCCTCGGCTTTGGGCGGCACTTTGGCGAGTGGTGGGGCGCAGGCATTCAGCGCAAATACGGAATGAAGGATCGGCGATGGAGTCTTTTCAATGTGTCGCGCTGGTGCCTTCATGGGCATGAGCCGCAGCGCATTCCGACCGCCGATCCCCGCATTGAAAAATACCAAGAGCCTCTGCCCGAGTGCTGTGGTCTTGTGCCGATCCTACACAGGGGGAAATTCAGCACGCTCCAATGCGATCTTGTGCTGGAGGAGTTACGCATGGGTGGGAGCGCGGCCGCTCCTGGGTTTATGAAGCCAGAGGGCATCGTGGTCTTCCATGTCGCGGCAAATGCGGGGTTCAAGAAAACGATTGAAAAGGACGAGGAGCCGAAGGGGGCCAGATGATTCACGAAACGATCAAAAAACTTCGCCTCTACAATAAATGGCGGCGGGGCGATGAGGAACTCCCCCAGCCCGATCCGCGAGAAATCGGCCTTTGGATCGATGAGATTTGCAACTACGCCGAGGAGGTGGGCGCAAAATGCGACCAGCTTCGCATCGACGCCCAGCGGGAAGCGGAGCATCACGACCGCATGGTGGGCGAACTCGAAAGGGTCTATGACGAGCGCGATGAGGCACGGCGGCTGGCCGAAGACTCCGAAAAGAAAATCCGCGATTTTATAGAAAAAGCCGAGCAGGAATTTCGAGCCAAGCGCAAGAAATGAATTGCCCAAAGTGCGGGGGCGATACGCGCGTGGTCGAGAGCCGTCCACGCGAAGACGGCGTGTGGCGCAGGCGCAAGTGTGCGAAAGCTCACCTTTCCTATACTCTGGAAGCTCCGACTGCCGAGCCGCTGAAAAAAATCAAGCCGCCACTCAAAAAGCCGAAGCCTAAAATTACCAAGCCCAAGCCCCTGCCGAAGCCAAAGGAAATCCCCTACACTCCGGCCTTGGAGCAGTGGAATCTGAAGGTCACAGCCTCCTCGCCGCTGTGGTTGAGGTCGATGGCGATGAAGCTCGGTTGACTGCCATGCGCTGTGTGCATGGGGATTGACCACAGAGAGAGATTGCGCGAGTTGGCGCAGGTCAGCCGAGAGTTCGGACTGCTTGGGCATCCGCTCAAATACTCGCGCCCATACATTTATGGAGATCATAGCCTTCCGAGAGGGAATGGTGAATACGAGGCTCCCGAGGCATTCCGGCTCACAAACCAAGGGGAAAGTTTCGCTGCTGGCCAAGAAGCGGCAATAGCCAAAGTCAGAAAAAACGGAGCGATCTCTGTCGGCCTCAAGAAGACCGCTCCTGGAGGGTGGAAGGCGATTGCTGAAGCCAACGGCCTCGCCCGCGCGGCGGACATGAAGCGCAGCGTGCTGAGACACGAGATCGTCCACTCGATCCAGCGAGCCAAGGCGGCATCCCAAGGGCAATCCTATGTGAGAAACATGATGAACCCCGTCAAGCGATACATCGCCGAGGTTGGCGCTTACGCCACGCAAAACCGAAGAAGGCCCGGCAGAAGCATCGTGGAACGGCTGTTCCCGACATTCAAGGCCATGCTTAGTGCGAGGAGGTCGATGTGATGATTAACCACAGAGGACACAGAGGACACAGAGAGAGGTTGCGCGAGTTGGCGCAGGTGAGTGGGCGGTTGGTGGAGTTGGCGCGAGTGCACGCGCCAGTCGTTGACTGCTCCGCAATGAGCGTATGAACTTTCTTGATCGAGCGGTATCTTTTTTCGACCCCGAGGCGGGGGTGAGTCGGGCGATGGCGCGGGAGCGGTTGAAGGCTTTCGGGTATGATGCCGCGCAGCCTGGGGTGAATCGCGGCGGCAGTGGCGGGAGGCAGAAGAACTCTTCCTCGGAGACATGGCGGATGCAGCGAGATCGTCTTGTGCTCTTGTGGGATGCGCGGGATGTGGTGCGGAATTTTTCGATCCTGCGCGGCATCATTTCGCGCATCGTCCAATACACGGCAGATACCGTCCAGTATGTGTCTCAGACGGGGGATGAGGAGATTGATTCCATGTATCAGGATTACTTCCATGCGTGGTGCGAGCAAGCGGATATTACTGGTCGTCATCGGCTTGGTGCGTTGGTATGGATGGCGATGTGGAGCTTGCTGGTGGATGGCGATCACGGCTGGCATTTGGTGCAGATCGACGAGGGCGGCAAGCAACAGCTTCGCATTCAGAGCATCGAGGCCGACCGCATCGGGGATCCGAACAATCCGATGAACCCCGGCAATAACAACGACATAGGCGGCGTCGTGGTGGACGAATTGGGCAGACCTGTCTCTTACCGCATCTTCAAGCGCGAACGCCGCACAGCGTTGTATTCCTTTGAAAAGGAAATCCCTGCCGACCAGTTCATTCACATCTTCGACCCGATGCGGGTGGATCAATACCGAGGCGTCACGGCGCTCTCGACCGTGATCGCTCCTGCGCGGGATTTGTATGAGGTGTATCACTTTGAGAAGCTCGCCGCCAAGTGGCAAGTCGGCCATGCGGGATTCATCAAGGTCACAGACCCCACTCGGCGCGATGGCGGCATCTCGGCGTGGAATGGGGTGAAGGATAACCGCCCCGACTCGCCCGGCACGATGGCGATGGAGGCAGGAAAAATCCAACGGCTCTCGCAGGGCGAGGACATTCAGTTCGCTCCTGGCACGAACCGCCCGAGCGGAGCCTTCATGGCGCTGGTGCAGGTGATGGTGCGCGAGATCGCCAGCGGGTTGAATATGCCCTACGGCTTTCTTTACGACATGACCGCGTTCTCGGGTCACACGGGTCGCATCGAAATCGCCCAAGCCATGCGCTCGATCCGCCGCTACCAGAAATTGCTCTCCGAGAAAGCTCTCGACCCGCTGCGGGATCGGGTGATTGGCCTTGGTATTTCTCTGGGTGATTTGCCAGCGCACCCGAAATGGCGCAGTGGCCGCTGGGGATTTGGCCGCTCGCTCACAGGCGATTATGGTCACGACACTTCGGCGAATCTCCAACTCCTCTCTGCCGGACTCGTCACGGCTACTGACCTTATCGCCGAGACGGGACAATCTTTCGAGGAAGTGGTTCGCCGTAGCGCGAGCGAAGTGGCTTACCTGCAACGAGTCGCCACAGAGACAGGTGTGCCGATCGAACTCATCAATCAACGCCTGCCTGGGCCGACTCAAGCCCTTGCCGCCATGGCCGAGCCGCCACAACCGCCGCCACCTGGACTTGTGCCACAGGGCTTGGATGTGAAGCCGCTCTTGGAGCTTCTGAAAAATGTGGGCGAAGGGATATTGGATCGCGAGAGCGCGATTATCAATTTGATGAACCTGTATGGCGTGGAGCGCAATGCGGCTGAGAAGATGATCCCCGATGGGCCGAAGGAGAAGAGTTTAACCACGGAGAACACGGAGAGCACGGAGGGGGAGAAATGAGGGAGTTTTCGGCTTTACGGAAGCGGATTCGGGTAAAATGGCACCCTGATGGGTCGGCTCGAATGACGATCAGGGACCAGCATGGAGGTTTTAATGAGATCGGGCGAATTGATACTACGGATTCGTCTATTGTTGACTGGCAAAAACAGAAGCTCGCTACGCGCGGCCAAATAAAGCACGCTTGGATTGATCCGAAGTTTCGCGGAATGGGCCTTGCGACGAAAATGTATGGCGAGGCCATGAAGCAAGCGCCGCGCGGTCGGCTTGTAAGTGACAATGCTCAATTTGACGGAGGGTATGCGATTTGGAACAGACTTCAGCGAAACAAGGGATATAAGATTCGCGAGAACCCTAAAGCTGATGGGGCTGACGATGGTTTTTTAAGTCGAGATAAGCGTCCTCTTTTTATAGGCAGGATAAATCCTGCGGCCAGAAAGCAGAGCAATCTCTCCGCGAAGCTGCGGTTGCGGGAGTTGGCGCGGGGGGATTTTGCGATTCCGGCGCTTGGGAAGTTGCTGAAGGATCGGTCGTTTCTGGAGCAGTTTGCGACCGGCAAGCGCGGGCCGAAGATGGGGGATTTGGCGGTTGGAAGGTTTCAAATGAATAAACGGGCGCTCCGGACTAAAAATGGGAGAACGACTCTTTCAGGATATCCCAAAAGCCCTTTGGATGTAAGTGTGTCTAAAGTGGTAAAGACTCCTGCGGGGAAAGAAATCCCAGGGGATATGGAGCGGATTAGGCAGCAGTGGGTCTCAGATTCTTACAGATCCGGCCCAGAGACACTACAGGTCACGAATCAAATGCTGCACCAAGCGCGTCAGCGCGCCAGGGATAAGGTTGCCAAAATAATCCGCAAAGGTCGGGCGGGTGGCGATGTGTATGAGGAGGTCAATAGGTCATGAGTAGTCGAGCAGGAGAAAATTCGTTAAAGGGGTCTGGCTGCTTGTCGTTTGGGCAGGCGGGGAAGAGGCGGAAGTATCTCACGCAGGAGGAACAGGAGCAGATTTGGATGGAGCATCTCAAGAAGGATATGGAGCGCGCTGAAGAATACTTCTGGCGGCAGACGCCGGAGCGGCGGCGGGTGCGGGATAACTATCTGGAGGCGCACAAGGGATTTGGTCGGGGGGGTAATGATTTTATTTTTGGAAAGGGAAAAAAACGATGAGTGAATTACTTCGCAAAGCCGCCGAGAAGGCAAGGATTTTGAAAAAGAGGCCGCACTTGAGGCCGCCTGCATCGACTGGCGTGAATGTGGTGGGTCAGCACCGCACTCGCCAAGCCCTGCGTCGGTATCTGCGCGAGGCAAATCCCGAGCAGGCGCATCGCTGGCCAGAGCTTCCCGATATCGAGGAAAACGGGCAATTCAAGCTGTTGACGCGCGGGCGGCGGGGTATGGAGCGTTTTTTTTCAGCATTTTCCAACTGGAGAAACCCTGGCATTCGCCAGCTTCTCAAGGAATACAAGATCGAGGGGGAGATGAAGGGAAATGCTTTTTGGAAGAGCAAGCGCGATTTTATAGATGCCGTGCGCAACTCAAAGGTTGAGCAAATAACGCCCGAGGCTGATGCGGCGATTTCCTACCGCAGCCGGACGCCTGATAAGAAAAGCTTGCTGGGGCTTATCAAGAGCTATCGCTCCTATCCGAAATTTCGCAATGAGGGCACGCTGAATGCGATTTATGATGGCTACAAGGCCAATGCTCCTATGGATCGCCCGATTGTGGTGGATTTCGGCAAGGGTAAGCGGCGGGTTTTCTCTGGCAATACTCGCATGGATGCCGCCTTCCACTCGGGCGTAAATCCCGAAGTGTTGGTGGTGCCAGCACAAAAGAACTTTTCCCGCCATGAGTTTGCGATGGTTAAGCCTGTAAAAGTCTCAAAATGGGCAGATCCAGAGACACGGAAAAAATTTGCTAAATCCCTTCGGCGTAAGTTGGAAAAACTGGCCTCTGGAAAAGAGGAGAAGCTTGCTATCCGCAGCGCTCTGGGGGCAAGGCCAGCGAAACATCAAATCACAACAAAATCTGATGCGGCTTTGGCAACTAAGCTTGGGCATCCGACAAAGCCGGGATACATACACCCGCAGTCTGCCCCGCAAATCGTAAAGGTAAACGGAGAGTTATCGTTATTGGCTTTTAGGGGTGCAAAAAAGGGGGGCACCGAGCCGGAGTTAAAGCGCATTCTTAGTCGTCCGCGCGCAGGGCGTTTTACAACCTCTCCCGATCATCCAACGGTCGCTGAAGCGCGGAAGCAAGCAGGTGGATTTAAGGGGCATGTGGAGCAGCCTCAAGGGGCATATCTCAGTCTATCGACAAATAAAAATATGCCAAAACAGGAAGGGTGGATGGGGCCTAATGAACAAGGCGAGTCGTCCTTGGGAGTTTATGCAACAAACATCAAGAAATTCTTAAAAAGATTGGCTAATAAAGAAATAGGTATTGTGAATAGTAAATTTCCTCAAGAGCATGAAATAACACAGAAAAGTGGCGGCAACTTGATCTCGGTGCGCAAGTTCAAGGGAGGCACTCCGGGGTATCATTATCCAGGCGAGCAACGCGCATTTTCGCGATTTCATGAATTCAAGTCTTATGACAAGACTGGAGAAGAGGAGCGCCGCGACTTTTTGAAGGCGGGGATTGTTGGCACAGGGGTTGCCGCCGCTGGTGGTCTGGCCGGATTGGGGCTGTATAAGGCGGGGGTGAGTGGCACAGCACAGAAACTCGCCCGTTTGTCGAGGGCCGTCAAAAAAGCAAGTGCCAACAAAGCGGCGGGAGTCCGGCAAGCCAAGGTGGCGTCGGCGCAAGCCGCCGCAGCGGCAACCAAGCAGCGAGATGCCGCGCAACAAGCGCGGAAATTTTTTATTGATGCAGAGGGTAAATTTTATGCAAAACCCAAGGCTGCAAAGGCAAGTGCGTCTAAGCCCGCGCCTGCTCGTCCTGCAACTGAAGTGACAACGCAGATTCCTGAAGGTGTGGCAAATCCGCAGGCGGCTGCTGGAGTCGCGCCCGCGCCTGTTCCCGTGACTACAAAGGCTCCCGCAAAGGCTCCTGCAAAGAAGCCTGCTCAGACGCCGCCGAAAGATCCTGTTGTGGAAGCGGCTGAAGCGGCTGATGTTTTAGAACAACAAAACAAGCAAGCGCAAGTTGCCGCTGCCGTTGTGCCTGCGGCTCCTCCTGCGGCTACAACTACAAAGGCTCCTGCGGCTACAAAAGCTCCCGCAAAGGCTCCTGTGGCTACAAAAGCTCCCGCAAAGGCTCCTGTGGCTACAAAGTCTCAGACACAAGATCCTGTAGCCCCCGTGAGCAAGAGATTGCAAAACTCCTTGAATGCAACATTGAATTCACCTCGGGCGCGGGCACGGCGGCAACGAGGCAAGGGAGTTAATGCTGCTGCCCCTGCCAAAGCTACGAAAGCCGCGCCTGCCAAGACCACGCCTGCTAAAGCCGCGCCTGTCGCCAAGGCTGCGCCTGCGGAGGCACCTCATATCGTGTATAATGGGCAGAAAGTTTTTACCGACCCGGATTTCATAAAAAAATGGGGCGATAAGGGGATTGATATGAGTATTGAAGCTCAAAAAAAGGAGATTGATGCTAGGGCGAAAGGATTCTCAAGAGTTGGCCCTTTCAGGTATTTCGATCAATTTCAGGCTGATGAGGGCGGTATCCCGCTGACGGGGCGCGTGGCGCGTGATCGCTTCGTGAAGAAGATCCGCGATGAGGACTTGGATCGCCGCGATGCGAATATCCTGCGTGCCGGTGGCGCGGGCGCGCTGGCTGGCCTCTTGGCGCGTGGCCCAATCGGCGCGGGTAAACGGGCTTTGATCGGAGCGGGGGCTGGCGGGCTCGGGGTGCTCGGCATCCGTGCCCTCACGAATAACGACCGCGACATCTACGGCGAGCGCAATCGTGGCAGCAAGCGCGCGGAGTTGATCCCCGCTTTGGGTGGTCTCGGCGCGGCGGCGTGGCTGGCGGGTAAGCGGCTGAAGGCGTTTGCGAAGAAGTTTAACGGAAGGGTGAAGGAGTTTGGCAGCATGGGCCTTGGTAGGCTGTATCGCAAGAAGGTAGCGCTTTTGAAGAAAGGACTTTTTGTTGAGCACAGGAATCCAGCCTATCCGGGGTTGCCTCCAGGGCTGGTTGTCGAGACAGCCGCATCTAGTGTGGCGGGCGGGGTAAATCCTAAGACTGGCAGGCTTGTTACCACACAAATGTTCCCTCTTAAGTCCGATCAGGGGAAGTATGCGGGTGTTTTTGATAGAATTTCACACAAGAATAAACCGCGAACTATTAGCGGGGGTGAGTGGGACGGTATTGAAGTCATTGATACAGCTCCTCCGGGTGAGTGGCCAGGCAGGTATCGGCAGGAGCGAATACACGCTGACGCACTCCAGCGACATAGAAATAAGATGCGCGGGTTCGCCGCCCGTCTGCGCGGCGTGAAAAACTTTGACGACTACCGGCTCTACTATTTCAAGGGGCGGAATACGGGCATTGCTGCACGGAGTGCGGAGGAGGCTCGCTCGAAAAAGAAGCGTGGTGGCGATGAGTTGGTGGCTGTGCGCACGCCGAACGCCACAGAGAAAAGCCAGATGGCGCGTGGCGTGTGGGTTCGCACTCGGCGCGATGGGAAGTCGCCTGGGCAGTCCCGCTACGGCAAGGGGCGTGGGCAGGGGCCAGCGCGGAAGAGTATGGGTGCTCGATTGGCGCAAATGAAATTTTTTGCCGAGAAGCAGGGTAAAAAGCGGGAGTTGAACCCCTATTTAGGTGCTGCGCTCTCGGGTGGGGCGAGTGGGGCTGTATTGGGAGGCTTGAGTATTTTGAAGCGTGGCACAGGCGCTCTCGCTGCCTTAAAAAATGCGGGTAAGCTTGGAGGGGTGTCGGCTGGCATCGTCGGTGGCGGCGCTCTTTTGGGCAGTCGTATCGTCGGGAAGCCTCGTGAGGATGAGAGCGCACCTTTTACTAAACGCGCTGGGATTGGTGGCGCTATCGCGGGGGCGGGAGTCGGGTTGGCGGGGGCTTTGGCTCTTCGGAAAACCAAGGGTGGAGCAAAAGTTCTTGAGAAAGCCGCCAAGAACTGGCGGCCTGCGATGTGGGTTCGCGAATCGCCATTGGCGGTAGCAGGTGGCGTTGGTGCTGTCGGCGGTGCGCTTTACGGCGGCGCACAGGGACTTGATGAGGGGCAGCAGGTTGACTCGATACGCAATCTGAAAAAGGATATGAGAACTATTGCTTCGGATCAAGGTGAGCGGGCTTGGAAGAGTGCTGCTCGCACTTCAGTGCATGGATTTTCTCGCAAGGAATTTCAGGTTTCGCCTCTGCCGGATGTGGAGCCTTTTGAGGCTACTTATGGCAGGAGAAGTGGTGAGAGAAGCAAATTTGTAAGAAACGCCGCGATTCTTGGGGCTATCGGCTTGGTGGGAGTGGGTGGCTATCGTTTCGGTAAGGCCGCAAAGGCTGCTGCTGGTGCTGCCAAAGCGACTAAATCAGCTAAAGCGGGGCCAAGAAATAGCCAATCATGGAAGCATGAGGCAGGCCCTGATTTCTGGGAAGAGGCGCGCCGTGCGGCTTATGGAGAAACTGGGGGGCGGTCACAATCCGGAGGGCGTAGCTACGGAAGCTACGACAGCGACTACGCGAAGCGCAGCGCCGAGGCCAAGTCGAACTGGCAGCGTGAGCAGGCCAAGCGGTCTTCCTCGTCTTCATCTTCTTCTGGCACTCGGGCGCGAGGCAGAGGCGAAGATGCAAACCCCTACGCTGGCACGCCAAAGGCGGATGCTTGGGAAAAATGGAGAGCGATGGATCGTATGTCTAAAGAATCACAGATGCCTGGAGAGCGGGAATCGGCAGAAAAAATGAAAGCGATTTGGAAGAAGCGGCATAACTTGGCCCGTAAGCTTCATGGCTTGAAATTGTTTGGCCGTGATGACCAGCCTCGGTATCGGGGCAGCAAGGCGTGGGCAGATCCGATCCATGGTTGGGTGACGGGTGCCGATCTTGTGGATAAGGATGGCAACCCTTGGAAGCCGTCTTCGCCGCAGCTTGTCAATGCCATGGTGAATCGCGCCAAGAGGGAGCGAATTAAGGTGCAGCGCGGATATGGATTAACGAAAGATGTGTCTGCTGTCATGCAGGGCAAGGATCGTGAGCGTGATGCCAGTGGCCGTATCAAAAAACGCGAGTGGGAGAAATCATGGTTCAAAAACATGGTGACAACCGGTGCGTTGGCCGCTGCGGGGCTTGTCGGTGCGGGGGCATGGCGCTACGGCAGGATGAATCCTGGAACGGGAATAGGTCGAGTCGTCAGAAAAACAGAGGCAGGAGTCGAGAATCTGAAGAAAAAAGCGGATAAGGGCATGGGTGATTTCATGCGCGGAGTGGATGATATGACTGGCTCTCGATTTGCTGCTGGTCGCAAACTGTTTGCCGCCAAATTCCGGCGGTTGCGGGAATTTGACGCGATTGCTGCGGAGGCAGGTTGGGATGCGCGCGATCCGCGCGGGCGCTCGGTGAGAGTTTTCGCTCCTGGAAGCCGTCGCCGTGAACGCCGCGAAAAGGCATGGCATGAAAAAACAGAAAATGAGCGCACTCTTTGGAAGGCTGGGATTGCCGCTGGCGTCTTGGCTGGGGGCTTGGGTGGCGTGGGAATCTATCGGCTGGCCAAGGGTAAGCCGTTGATTCCCAGATTTGGCAAGCCTGCTGCTGGAGTTGGCGGTGATGGGGGGATTGCTGAAGGTCCACCCGAGTGGTTTACCCGAGTGAGATCGGCTTTCAAAAAATAATTATGAACGATTCAAGACAGCGCAACAGTCAAGGCCAATTCGCTCCCGAGCAACAGGGCGGTATGGATGCCAATACCACCTCTGCGGCTTACAACCCACAGATCATCGAGGCGCGCAAGGCGAGTCTCGCCGAGAAGCTGCGGCGGGCGATAGGGATTCGCCGTGGCGTAGAGGAAAGCGTGCCGCAAGAGCAGAGGGTTCTTTCGAGGGGAGATATAAAGCTCCGTTTGCGGGAGTTGGCTACGCAGGTAGCTCCGCCGTATGTCGAAGAGAAGAAGCGGGGCGGTATTGCCAAGGTCGGCGCATTGGGGCTGGGGTTGGGCTTAGGTATCGGCGGCGCGGTAGCTGGGGTTCGATATTTGCGACCTGTGGTTTCCAAGGCGGCAAATCGCGCGGCGCGCAATGTGACTAAGGGGGCGCAAGATGTGGCAGATGCCGCGAAATCGGCGATCCCAGAGGCGGCAGAGGCCGTGAAAAAAACTGCCGCCGATGCTCAAGACGCAATGGCGCTTGGTAGTGATTTGGGTAAGGCCTACAAGTGGGCCAAGAGCGCTGTCGGCGGAGGGCTGTATAATATTAGGCACCCAAGGCAAACGATGCGTGAGACGCGGGGGGCGTTTCGAGCGGGCGTTAAGGAAGGCCAGCTTCGGCGTGCGGCAAAACTTGCTGGTAAATCTAAGGAAGAAATTGATGCGATCAAGGTGCCTTACCCCAGGCGTGCACGCCCGGATTGGGCTTTGAGTGCGGTTTTGCGTTTGGTCGAGTTCTCTGATGCTCTCTTAAAAAAATACGATCCAGAGAAAAAGGAAAACGATCCTTGGGGTGGGCGCTTTGCGACTGCGGCTGGCGCTATGGGGCTGGGGATTGGTGGCTCGCAGTTATTGGTGAGTCGCATAAAACCGACTATCTATGGCAAGGGCGATAAAGGCGGGGTTGATGCCAATCGTCGCTCGGATGTTTTGGACCGTTTTGCAAGAAGCAAGGGCTACAGTGTGGTGGGGCCGAAATTTGCTGGGCAGGGGCAGAGAGTCCATGCGGCTGTCATGCCGGGGACTGTTGGATTAAAGTCCAAAAAAGGCGACGCGTTTTTCCGTGATGTGGTTGCCCAAATGGCTGGGGCGGCTCCTGGGGAGAAGGGTGTTTTGTTCAGGCCTAAGAAAAGCCCGGATTTTGTCCGTGCTCATGAGGTGGGTCATATTTTGCAAAAGCCTACGCTTATTAAGAGTCTGCCGCGATTGGCTGGGAATTATGCGCCTCTTGCGGCTGTCGGTGGCTTGATCGGAACTGAGCGTGAAAACGATAAGAAGGCGGCAATTATTGCTGGGGCTGGCACGGCTATGGCGTTGCCGACATTGGTAAATGAAGTGGATGCCTCTGCGCGCGGCTACAAGGTCATGCGCAAGCTGGGGGCGAGCAGAATGAGGGCGGCGGGAGCATTTGTTGGTCTTCCGACCTATGGAGCTATGGCGGCAATCCCTGCTCTGGCATGGGGAGGTCGCAAGCTGCGTCAAAAAATCCAAGAGAAGAAGGAGCGGAAATGATCGATCGTCTCAAAGAACTGGCTGCATTCACCGGAAGGCTTATTGAGTTTTCCAAGCAGGAAAAAGAGAAGCTTTCCACAAAACAAAAAATAGGCGTGGCGGCTGGATTGGGCGCGGCGGCATTAGGGGCAAGTTTCATGCCTGCGGCGGCCAGTATGATGCGCATACAGGGCCGGGAGATGCTTCGGGCTGGATCACAGCGAGCTTCGCAGATTAAGGGTTTGCAGAAATTTGTGCGCCCTCCTGGGGCGGATGCCAATCGCGGCGGGCGCATGGTGGCCGATTATATCGATGCGTCTCAGGCGGGATTGAATCGAGGGATTCATGGAAAGGTTATTGGCGCTGTGCTGAAGCGTGCCAAAGAGAATCCGAATGGATGGATTGCAAAAAAGCTCGGCGGCGACTTTCAGACGAGCCACTACGCCAGATTCCGTGCTGGTCCGAAATCCGCACTCGATCATTGGGACTGGGAGGTAGGAGAGATGATCAATAGTCAAACCAAGGGGCGCATCAATCCAAAGACTGGAAAGATGAAAAAAGCGCTGAATCCTGAGAAAGCGAAGGCGGCGACAGATGAAATGGCTCGTGGGCGCTCGGCATTTGAGAGCGAGTGGAAGGATAAGATGTATAGGGGCGGCATGAGTGAATCTGAAGCTATTCGCGATGTGGCAACGAATACCAAAAACACGGATATCCATGCTTACATGGATCGGTTGGCCGCAACGAAGGCGAAGGTCGCTGGAGCTTATGCAGCCAAGGGGTTGGTGGCTCCTGGGTTGGTAGTCGCTGGTGGCGGAGGGGCGTATGCGGCATCTCGCAAAGAAAAAAAATAACACTATGAAAAAAACAACCCAATGGGGTGCGGTGGCACAGGCCGCGCAGGCGGCGGATCATAAGTCGAAGCTCGACCAGGCGCTGGCGGATCTGGATGCAGAGCGCAAGGCGCACGCCGAGACGGTGCGGGCGCTGGAGAAGGCGCGCACGGGCACTCGCCCGATCGTAAAGGCGAAGCCGACTTCGCCGAAGCCAGGAGCGGGCGACATTGTGGAGGTGATTTTTTCGGATGTGCACGGGAACAAGCACGATCCAGCCGCCTTCTCGGCTTTTCTGGGCGATCTCAAGACGCTGCAGCCGGATCGCATCGTGATCGGTGGCGACTTCATCGATTGTGGCGGGTTTCTGGCGGAACACCACACGCTGGGCTATGTGGCCGAGACGGAGGACAGCTACGAGGACGATGTGCGCGTGTCGAACGACTTGCTTGACGCTGTGATGCACTACTCGGGAGGCTGTTCGGATATAAATTATATTGAGGGAAATCATGAGTGGCGCGTTGAGCGCTGGGCGCTCACGCAGCGGCTCGCGCACCACAAGGATATCGACCTGCTGCGCCGCACTTTTTGCGCCGAGCATGTGCTGAAACTCGCGGAGCGGGGCATCAAATACTACCACCAAGGCAAGACGCACGGCGACTGCGATGTGCCGGGATGGGTCAAGATGGATAAAATGTATTTCGTCCACAAGATCAGCAACGCCCGCGATGCGGCGGAGGTGGCTATGGCGAAGGCGGGGGGCAATATCTGCTACTTCGACACGCACCGCGCGAGCTTCAAGCCTAAGAACATTCCTGGCCTCGGCCTCATCTCGGCATGGAACCCCGGCTGTCTCTGCAAGCGGCAGCCACTCTATGCGAATACGCGCCCTACCGAGTGGACGCATGGATATCTCATCCGCTTCATTTCCCGCAAGACGGGCGCGTTCCAAATGATCAATGTCACGATCAACGACGGCGTGAGCTACGCGGGGATGCTGCTCAAGGGCAGCGGACAGAAAAATTCTCAACCCTAAATCCTATGGCAAACCTCTGGCAGCGCATCGTGAAGCAACAAATGGTCGAGGAGCATGAGAGTGTTCCTCAATATCAATGGGACACCTACGCCAAGGCGGGGTGGCACAAGCGCGAGCAAGTGGCGGAGGCGCTGGAGTGCCACGAGGACAAGGTGCAGACAGTTCTCAAGAGCGCGATCACCTCGGGCAAGATCGAGCGACGCGAGATCACGATATGGGACAAGCTCAACAAGGAGCTAATCAAGATCGTGGCCTACCGCGAAAAGGGCAAACACACCGACCCAAAAGAGGAGAAGCCTGTGAAGTCCAAGCCCGCCAAGGGAAGCAAGCGCCCCAAGCCGGTAGCGGGCATGACTGTGCGCTCGCGCAGGGGTGGGATGGGAAAAATTGCTGAGATCGTCCGTGGCCGTATGCGGGTGGACTGGGATAGCGGCAAGCAGACGGAAACTGCCGTGAAGTCGATCGCCAAGGGCGATATTTTCTTGGAGTTTTAGGCTATGGCGAAGCGCCAGCGCGAGAAATGTGAGAGCCGCGCGGATGTGGTGGAGCGCGTGGAGCGTATGCTGGCCGAGCACTTTGATGCGGGCGTGGGCATGGTGTCGTGGGCTGAGGATGGAGAAACGCAATATCTCACGCTGAAATTTGGCAATTCCTTTGCAGTGGAGGGTATGAGCGAGCAACTGCCGATGTGTCTGGAGATGCGAGGCGAGGATGATGACGAAGAGGATGAAGACTGATTGTTGACGCTGCGCCGTGAGGCATGGCGACGACAGCAAATCTTAAAGAATTTTACACCCCCTATAACTGCGCGCAGAAGGTGGACGCTCTCAATGGCGTGATCCACGGCGTGGCGGTGATCACCAGCGGGGTTAAGGCGAGGGGGCACGATCTGGAGGTGGATGTGAAGACACTCAACCAGATCAAGGAATGCGCAGAAAAGCTCGGCACGGTGCCGGTGAAGTGGAATCACCGCACGGGCGCGGATGCCGTGAATGGCTACCTGGATAATTTCCGTATCGAGGACGCGAAGCTCCTCGGGGATTGGCATCTTCTCAAGAGCCACGATCGCTATGCGCAAGCCATCGAAATGGCCGAGCGCATGCCAGGGAATGTGGGCCTGTCGGCGGCATTCATGGGCGAGGACGAGATGGAGAATGGGCAGAAGAAAGCCCGCTGCTCGGAGTTGATCAGTGTCGATCTGGTGGCAAATCCCGCCGCGAATCCATCCGGCCTTTTTGAAGCAAAACTTCCTGCCGCCCCCACCGAATTCGCGGGGTCAGTTGACACGCAAGCAATGGGCGAACCTTTTATGGACAACCAAAACAACCAAGCAAGTGCCGCCGCTGAGCCCTCCATGGGCGATCTTCTGGCTGCTATCCAAAACCTCACCGAGCGCGTTGCGCAGCAGGATGAGACCATCGCGGCCCTTTCGCAAGAGGGTGCCGATAACGACAGCGAAATTTCCCTCGAAGAGATCATGGATCTCACCGAGCAGGATATCGCCGAACTCGTCCAAGCTGGCGAGATCAGTGAGGAAGATGCCGCTGGCATTCAAGCCTACCAAGCCGAAGTCATCGCCGCTCTGGAAGCTGATGAAGCTGATGAGGCTGGCGAGCAGGGCGAAGGCAACGAACCCGCTGGCGAACTCGCCGGTGCTGGTGCAGGAGTCGAAGGCTCCGCCGCAGGAGGCTCCGAGGGCACTGCTCTCTCCGCTCTCCAAAAACAAGTCCGTGAACTCTCGGCCCGCTTCGAACGCGAAGACGCCGCCGCCGAGGACAACGAGATCTCACATTATTTCGCCACCATCGAAGGCAACATGACCCAACTCGCCGCCGAGCGCGCCGAGCTTAAGGAATTTGCCGATAAGCTCGTCGCCGAAAACGACGCGCTCCGCAACGCTCTTAAAACTGGCGTCCGCCCGCTGGCCTTCAGCGCCGAGGGTGCTGCCATCAACGGCAAAAACGGCGAACTCCATGAGTTCGAAGCCCGCGTGCAGAACCACAAAAACCAGGGCAAGACACACGCCCAGGCCGTGATGCTCGCCCACAAAGAAAATCCTGAAGCGCACCAAGACTGGATCCGCAACCAGGGCTAATTCAACCAAAGGAAAAAAATACTATGAACTTCAATAATGTTGTTTCACTTCCTGCCAATCAAAGCTTCAGTGGCCTTGAGCACACTGCTGTAACGATTGATGCAGCAACCGGACTCGTAAGGGTCGCCGCAAATACCGATATCGTCATTGGCTCCGTTATTCGTGGCCAAGCCACCCGTATCCCTGATGGCGGCTATGTCGTGGATGTCTTGCTTAAAGACGCAAACGGCATTCGCTATGTCCGCGTTTCAACCGGCGTCGGCCAGACTCCAGTTGGAGCTAACGCAGCGGCTCCTGCCGGGACTCGCCTGGCTATGCACGCCACCGATGGCGGCTACTACGCCCCGACTGCTGCAATTACAACAGGCGTTGCCGCTATCGCTTTGGAAGCGATCCCTGCAAGCAGCCACAACTCTGATGGAAAGGGACCTGGCATGGTCCGCGCCATCGTTCTGTAACACTCAAACAATAAAATAGAAGACACAGATTATGGCATACAATACCACAGATTCCGTTCCACGGCAAGACATCAGCACTCTTTTGATGGAGGCCGTCCACCAGGAGAAACACTTCGTCGCCAGCAGCCTCCTGCCCGTTTACGGCAGTGAGCGCGAGGTCGGACGCTATCCACGCTTCCGCATCGGCAAGGGTGAACTCCTCAAAAAAGAGAGCCAAAAGCGCGGAGCCACTGGCACCTACAACGAGAGCGAAGAGATATTCGAGTGGGACAGCTACCAGACCCAGGAATACGGCCACGAAAAACGCGTGGATGATGTCGTTCGCAAACAAATGCGCGACTTCTTCGATTCCGATATGGTCACAGCCAAGTTCTGCATGAACAAACTCATGCTCGACTACGAGGTGGAAGCTGCCGCAGCGATCATGGATCCCGCGACATTCACTGCCGCTAATGGTAGTGTCGCTTACACCGAAGGCAACCTCACCACGATCGACTTCCCTGCCGACCTCAATGCGGCAATCGAAGCGCTCACGCTCAACGGCGAGGAGCCGAACACCATCGTGCTCAGCCTCTCGGTCTACAACCGTCTGAAACGCTCCACAAAGCTCCAGACCTACCTCTACGGCCACCTGAACACCACCCAGGGCGGATCGAACATTACTCCAAACCTCGTTGCTGAGGCCTTTGGCATCCCGAATATCGTGATCGCCAAAAAATCCTACGATCGCGGCATCAAGGGTAAAACCGATGTCGTGCCAGTATGGGGCAACAGCCACATCTGGGTCGGCGAGGTGCAGGGCGGCGACTTCATGAACGGCGGCGCAGGCCGCACGATCATCTGGGACGCCGACTCCGAAGGCGGCCTCTTCACGACCGATCAATACCGTGACGAGGCTCGTCGCGGCGACAAGATCCGCGTGCGCAGCAATCGCGTGATCAAGATCGTGAATCCGAACTCGGGCCGACTCATCGCAACCCAAGTCTGATAAGTAAAATATGAAGGGGGAAGGATGAAGTAGGAAACTGCGAATCCTTCCCCCTTTTTTTTTGAAAGGAAATTTTTATGAAGAAACTACATGAATTTTATACAGCCGGAACCGGCACGGCCCTGCTTATCGGGAATCCGCAAGCTGCGGCGATGAACGCTCCAGAAGGGAAGCGGTATGATGCTTGGAAGGACGCCTACGGCAATGCCTTGGTGGATATGAATATTGGCGGCACAGCCGGATTGATTGGCGGCGCTGGTCTTGGTGCTGGAGCCGGGGCTTTGGCGATGCGAACCAATGCTGGCAAGCGTGCCGCTGCCAAGCTCGCGTCCTCTGCTACAAAGCTCTCGGGTGGTGGCCTTGCCGAAAGACTTATAAACTATAAAGGTTTCAAAAAAGCAGCCACTCCCGCAGGGGCTTTGATCGGTGGCATTGCAGGACTTGGAATTGGCAGTGCTGCGGGATTGATGCACGGCCACTACGGCAAGCGCGCACAAGAAATTCGCAATCGCCACCTCTCGGCCAACCTCAAGCCTGTTCTCCGCGAACTCGCTGCTCGCAGCGAGAAGCTCACTGAGCTTGCGGCCTCATGGGTTGGCCCAAGCGGAATGAATGCCAAGGGGCAGAGGCCCGAAGATAACTGGGGCCGTGCTGCTGGCATGGGTATCCTTGTTGGGGGCGCGCCAGGCGCCGTTTTGACACAGCCTCTCGCTTCTGCTTCGGCTAAAGAAGGAGTTATTTATCGTAAGCGCGATGCCGCTACGGATTCTCTTCGCTTGGGCGCAGGCGGTGTTGGAGGCGCTCTTGCTGGTGGAATGGCTGGCTTGGCGGCTCAAAGATTCATCCCCCGTCTTCATGGCCGTGCTGGCGCTTATGCTCCGGTCATCGGCAATCTTGCTGGTATGGCCGCTGGTCTTGTGGGCGGCTATAAATGGGCCAAGGGAGCTAATGATGGCCGCATCAAGGATGCCAAGCTCGACCGCATGAAGACCAAGATGGCCAGCGCTTATATCAGCGATCAGATAAAGAAGCAGATTGCCAAGGGGCAGACTGAAGGAACGATTTCATAATTATGGATACAAACATCAAACCTCGGTTGCGCGAGCTCGCTGCTCGCAGTGAGCGGGTCGTGGAGTTTGCGCTTGTGCGTGACGCCAACGGCCAGCTCGTTGAGAGCGATGGCGGTTCTGCTGTGGGCACGGCTTTGAAGGTCGGAGCTGGTGCAGCCGCTCTCGGCGGTGCTGGCTACGGCGGCTACAAGGCTTACCAATACGGCAAGGGGCAGGTCATCGGGCAGGGCTATTCGCAATATCGCAACGGAATGAGTGGCGGTATGCCAGCTTCCTTTGCCAAACAGGCTGCGGACGCTGACTTCGCCAATCTCGGTAAAGTCGGTGGAGCGAAAGCTGCATTCAGTGCGGCTGGGAGCGCAGGCTTGAATGCCGCCAAGAAATCGACCTTCGGCAAGGGGGTCCGTGGCGCGCTCCTCGGGGCCGCTCGCTGGATCAAATAACTTACTGCAGGATGGAGAAACGGTATCTCACGAGGCCCATAACCTTGCGTTCCGGGTTCGATTCCCGGTCCTGCTAATTTTCCACACCACCACAACCGCTGGCAGACCGGTATAAAGTCTGCCTCTTTTTTTATGATTAACCACAGAGGACACAGAGAGCACGGAGGAATGAAACTTAAGCTGCGCGAGCTGGCTGCTCGTAGTGGGCGGATCGTGGAGTTTGGTGATGGCGGGGCTGATGAGGCGGTGCTTGCGGCTTTGAAGGCTGCGGCGAGCGCGGATGAGACGCCAGCGCAGCGGGCGATGCTGCTCAAGCGCGGCCTCATCGAGATGGTGAAGGGCCAACTGGTGATCAATGAGCGCGGCTATGATTTGATGAAGAAGGCAGGCATGCCGCCGAAGCTGACTCCCGAAGAACGCCGCGAGGAGATCGCGGGGACTGAGGAGAAGCGGCTTTCCAGGTTTGAGTTTGCGCGGGGGGATTATGCGATTCCGGCGATGAAGAAGATTTTGAATAGTCCTTCTGATCGGCATCTGCATGAAGTCCCAGGGCTTGTCGGTGCGCTGCGTGGCGACTCTGCAAAAATGCAGGCGCACTATGCTGCGCTTGGCAAGCGCAACAAGCACTACGCCTCGATGGCTGAGGGCGCTGCAAGTCCTGGCGTCCTGCGGCACTTGAGATCATGGGCTGCAGGTGCGATCCGTGAGTCAAGGAACGCTTAACATTTCATCCGGCGGGGCAGCGAGGGCACTACGCCACTCAGTCGTAGCCTGGGGCGGGTCGATGTTTGGTCGGCCCTGACTTGCTGAAAAAGTGCAAGGAAGCGCATCGGGCAGGTGAGCGACCTGGCCCCCGTCGGACATTTTTGGCCGGATAATGTCCGCATTTTTTGGGAGGTGGTCACAAATTGCGACCGCCTGTTGACCTTCGGGCTTGGCTGTGAGGCGAAGCCTGGAGTCAGGCGGCGAGCGGGGAGCCTTGAAACCCGCATCCTAAAAAGGAATCACCACCCAAGCGGCACGACACGGGGCCGCTACTGAAACCGTGAT